GGGATTCGTAGATATTGTAGTTAACGGTATGTCTCAAAGGAGTTATGAAATAAACGCTTTCTCTCAAGACCCAAGTGGTATGAGTAGAAGAACTGAGTATATGGAGTCTATGCTTGAAGATATAAGAGCTAAGGAGTATAACGACATGGTGCAGGAGGGTTTTGGAATGGATATATATACTAATGAAAAAGAAACGCTACCTGATAGTGAGGAGGAATTAGCTCTGCATATGCAGCTTAGTTATAAGCAGGCTATTGAAATAGCTGAAGAGCAAGCTATAAACACTTTAATGGAAGGTTGTAATTACGATTTAATTAAACGTAGAGCTTTATATGACTTAGTGACTATAGGTATAGGTGCTACAAAAACAAGTTTTAATTATAGTGATGGTGCTAAGATTGAGTATGTAGATCCAGCTAACTTAGTTTACTCCTACACTGAGTCACCTTATTTTGACGATATATATTATGTTGGTGAGGTTAAAACAGTACCTATAAATGAGTTAGTAAAAGAGTTTCCAGAATTAACAGAATCAGATATTTCTGATATTCTTAAAAACTCTAGCAGTTCTCATCAAGCACTTCGTAGTCACAGAGAAAATCAAGTGTCTGTATTGTATTTTAACTTTAAGACCAACGCTAACAATGTTTACAAGATAAAAGAAACTGGTACTGGAGCCGAGAAGATTATAAAGAAAGATGATACATTTAACCCACCTGCAGATATGGAGGGTAACTTTTCTAGGTTAGATAGAGTCATGGAGGTTATGTATGAAGGTGTTTTAGTTCTAGGCACAGATAAACTACTAAAGTGGCAGATGGCTTCTAACATGATGAGGTCTAAGTCTGATTTTGGTAAAGTGAAAATGAACTATAATATTGTTGCACCTAGAATGTATGATGGTAGAATAGAATCTTTAGTTAGCAGAATAACCGGGTTCGCAGATACCATACAACTAACACATTTAAAAATTCAGCAAGTCATGAACCGTATGGTTCCTGATGGTGTTTATTTAGATGCTGATGGTTTAGCTGAAATAGATTTAGGTAACGGCACAAACTACAATCCACAAGAAGCTTTAAACATGTTCTTCCAAACAGGTTCTGTTATTGGTAGATCATTTACTTCAGATGGTGATATGAATCCAGGTAAAGTACCTATTCAACAAATACAGAACGGTAGTGGTGGTAATAAGCTTCAAACATTAATAGCTACATATAACTACTATCTTCAAATGATACGTGATGTTACCGGACTTAATGAAGCTAGAGATGGTAGTATGCCAGATAAGAATGCTTTAGTTGGAGTTCAAAAGCTAGCTGCTGCTAATAGTAATACAGCTACTAGACACATATTACAGTCTATGCTTTATTTAACAGCTGAAGCAGCCGAGTGTTTATCATTAAGAGTATCTGATATTATAGAGTACTCACCTACAAAAGAAGCTTTTATAAAAGCTATAGGTTCTCATAACGTAGCTACACTTGAAGAATTGAAAGAGTTGCACTTATATGACTTTGGTATATTTATAGAATTAATGCCGGACGAGGAAGAAAAAGCCATGCTAGAGAATAACATTCAAGTTGCTTTAAGTCAAGGTTTAATAGATTTAGACGATGCTATAGATGTTAGAGAAATAAGGAGTGTTAAGTTAGCTAACCAATTACTTAAGGTTAAAAAGAAAAAGAAGCTAGAAAGAGATCAACAAATACAACAACAAAATATTCAAGCTCAAGCACAAGCTAATCAACAAGCTCAGCAAGCTGCAGCTCAAATGGAAGTTCAGAAGAACCAAGCTAAAGCTCAAACGGATGCACAGCTAGAGCAAACGAAGAATCAATTAAAAATTCAATACTTACAACAAGAAGCTCAAGTTAAAAAAGAATTAATGCAATTAGAGTTTGAGTTGAACTCTCAGTTACAAGGAAGTGAAAGAGCCTCACGTGAAAAAATAGCTGATATGAAAAACAAGGGGCAAGAGATTAAAAAGTTTGAATCATCAGGTAATGATATAGTAACAGGTGGAGCGGGGTTAGAAAACCTTTAATCTACTAATTTTTAATATTTTATATAATTTTATTATGGAAGAAGAAGTTAAAGACACAGTTGAAGAGGCTGTAGATCAACCAGTCGAGAATACTATCGACGAATCAAAGTTTGAAAGCGCTGGAGATGATAGCGTTATTAAAGTAGATTTGAGTAAACCACCAGTAACCGAAGAAACTAATGAAACTAAAGAAGCAGAAACTGACTCAGCAGGAGTGGTGGGAGGCGATGAAAACACCGACGCCCCACAAGAACAAGAAGAAGTACAGCCGGAAGGAGAAGTACAAGAAGCAGAATCATCAGTATTAGAAGAAGTAACTGAAGAAGAAATTCAGCAACAAGTTGAAGCTATAGATGAAGAAATAAAAGAAGCTGTAGCAGAATCTCAAGCGACAGGTGAGCCATTACCAGAAGGTATTCAAGATTTAATAAATTTCATGAATGACACTGGTGGTAATCTTGAAGACTATGTTAGGTTAAACACTGATTTATCTAAGCTAGATTCAAGTGATGCTTTAGATGAATATTATAGAAAAACAAAACCTCATTTATCAGCTGAAGAAAGAAACTTTTTATTAGAAGAATCTTTTGGGTTTGATGAAGAAGTTGATGATGAGAGAGATATTAAAAGAAAGAAGATAGCTTTAAAGGAAGAGGTTGCTAAAGCTAAAAACTATTTAGAAGATCAAAAGACTAAATACTACAATGACATAAAGTCTGGTAGTAAGCTTACTGAAGAACAACAAAAAGCGATAGACTTTTTCAATAGATATAATGAAGACTCTGCAGCGCAAAAAGAAGCTACAGAAAAAAGCACAAAAATATTTCAACAACGGACAGATGCTGTCTTTAATAGTAATTTCAAAGGTTTTGATTTTAATGTTGGAGACAAAAAGTATAGGTACAATGTTAAAAACGCGGATGAGGTTAAGAACACTCAAAGTGATTTGAATAATTTCATCAACAAGTTTGTTGGGGAAGATAATAGTATTCAAGACGCAGCGGGTTATCATAAATCTTTATTTGCAGCAATGAATCCAGATGCCATTGCTAAACACTTTTATGAACAGGGTAAAGCTGATGCTATAAAGCAGAGCGTTGCTGAAGCCAAGAATGTTAATACAGAGGCGAGGTCGTCTCACGGAGAAGTTAACGCTGGTGGAATGAAAGTAAGAGTGTTAGGTGATAGTGCAGATGATTTCAAATTTAAAATTAGAAAAAGAAAATAATTAATCTTTAAATTAAAAAATTATGGCAATTACTCCAGGAACGTCTACTAGAGCTGCATCTGTTAAAGCTACTCTAGCTGACAATTATTTAGACATTGCCACTAACGGTTGGGCTCAACAATACTTGCCTGACTTAATGGAAAAAGAAGCTGAGGTTTACGGTAAACGAACTATCTCAGGGTTCTTAGGCCAAGTTGGTGCGGAAGAAGCAATGTCGGCTGATCAAGTTATTTGGTCGGAACAAGGTAGATTACATCTATCTTATAAAGCAAAATGTGTTACAGCTGCAACTGGTTTAGTAGAAATTGAAGCTGATATTGATGGTGTTACTACTTACAGTAAAGGTGATGATCACGGTGTTAGAGTTGGTGATATGGTATTACTAGCAGGTCACGGTCAAACTATTCGAGGTTATGTTAGCGCTGTTAATATGGGTCTTAGTGATGGTGCCGCTGATGCTAGTGGTGCTGTAGCAGGTTCTAATTGCGTTACTGTCTTACCTTATGAGTTTGATACTCTTGCAAGTGCAGGTTTCGGTAATGGTGAAAACACTTGTTCATTATTAGTGTTTGGTTCTGATTTCGGTAAAGGTACTAACAATCAAACTGTAGCTAACAAACCTTCATTCACTAAGTTTACTAACAAGCCAGTTATAATTAAAGACATGTATGAGGTTTCAGGATCTGATGCTGCTCAAATTGGTTGGGTTGAAGTTTCTGGTGAAGACGGTCAAAATGGTTACTACTGGTATTTGAAAGCTGAAGGTGATACAAGAGCTAGATTTACTGACTACTTAGAAATGGTTTGTATTGAAGCTGTTCCAGGTTCTAACAGTACAACTGTTGATACTGAGACTAATGCTGGTGCTGACGCTTTAGCTGGTACTGAAGGTTTATTTAAAGCTATCACATCTAGAGGTCACCAATCATCTGGTGTTACTGGTGTTAACGCTGCTACTGACTTAGCTGAATTTGACGCTATCTTAGCAGAGTTTGATAAGAATGGAGCTATTGAAGAGAACATGATATTCTGTAATAGAGGTACTGCACTTGCTATTGATGACATGTTAGCTTCTATGAATTCTTACGGAGCTGGTGGTACTTCTTACGGAGTATTTGACAACGACGAAGATATGGCTTTAAACTTAGGTTTTTCTGGCTTCAGAAGAGGTTCTTACGACTTCTACAAATCTGACTGGAAATATCTAAACGATATGGGTACTAGAGGTGCTATCAATGATGCTACTTACGCTACTGGCGGTGAAGCTATCAGAGGTGTTATCATACCTGCTGGTGTATCATCTGTTTACGATGAAAACCTAGGTAAGAACATGAAACGTCCTTTCTTACACGTTCGTTATAGAGCTTCTCAATTAGAGTCTAGAAAGTTCAAAACTTGGACCACTGGTTCGGTTGGAGCTGTTACTTCTGATTTAGATGCGATGACTATGAACTTCTTGTCTGAAAGATGTTTAGTTACTCAAGGTGCAAATAACTTTATGTTATTGAACTAGTATAGGGTTGGGGCTTCGGCCCCACCTTATTTTTTTAATTTTTATTATATTATATTATGGCTAAAAAGAAAACTAAAGCTGTCGTTGAAGATACGATGGTAGAAGAACCGGTTGTTGAAGTTGTTCAAGAACCTGTAGTTGAAGTTAAAAAAACAACTACTAGAAAAGAAAAGAAGAACCCAATATCTGAAGATGGTTGGGAAATTAAAGACAGATTATATATATTAAAAGGTGTAGATAAACCTCTTAGTAAAAGTATTAGAGCTGCTCACATATATTACTTCGACGAGGAGAAAGGATATGAACGTGAATTAAAAAACACTTCCAATCAAAGAACTCCTTTTGTAGATGAGATGGTTGGTGATCAAAGGATGGAGCATATAATTTTTAGAAACGGTCAGTTAGCTGTACCTAAATCTAAAACAGTTCTACAGAAATTATTATCTCTTTATCACCCAAATAGAGATAAATTATACTATGAGAATAAACCTCAGCTTGATGCGTCTAATGAAATTGATTATATAGAGATGGAGTTAGAAGCTATGAACGCTGCTCAAAGCTTAGATATTGATATGGCTGAAGCCGTAATGAGAGTTGAGTTTGGTTCTAAGGTATCTGAGATGAGTTCTAAGGAACTTAAAAGAGATTTATTATTATATGCTAAAAGAAATCCTGATTTGTTCTTAGAGTTAGTTAATGACGACAATGTACAACTAAGGAACTTTGGAATAAAAGCAACTGAACTAAACATTATAAAGTTATCATCAGATCAAAGACACTTTATGTGGGGATCTAACGATAGAAAACTTATGACAGTTCCGTTTGACGAACACCCGTACTCCGCGCTTGCACAGTGGTTTAAAACTGATGAAGGTATGGAAGTATATACTAATATTGAGAAGCGGTTATCATAACCGTTTCTTTTAATACTAAATAAGCACAAACCCTAACCCTTAATCCTTAACCCTTAATTCAAAAACAATTATTTATTAATTCATTAAAAAACAAAACAAAATGGACACAATGTTATTTTTTAGAAATACTTCAGATGACTCTGTTGTATTTCCGTTAAGCAAACTTGCATTTATTGATGCTCATGATGGTGATAAAGTTATTTTATACTTTGGTGAAACTCCAGGTGTGGCTACACAAAATTTACAGAACGTAGCTGTTGGGTGTGCTGATGGTGACGAGTCTGCGTTAGCTAAAAAACTTGGTGAACTATTTAGTGCTCATCCTCATAAACAAGGAATGCTTGTAGTCGCTGATGATATAGATAGTGTTTTTATAGATCCTTTAGCAACTTCATGCGGAGCTATTACACTTGACGTTAATCCAGCTGCTTAATCACTAAGTAACTTAATATTAATAGCCATCCTTTCGGGTGGCTATTTTTTTTAAGGTAATAAAATACTCTAATATGTAATATTCTATTTATAGCAAAGTAAACAATTTAAAACAATATATAATGGGAATTAATTCAACAGAAGTTTCATACAACTTTGGTCAACTAGGTAGTGGGTTTTGTGATACAACAGGAGCATTTACCCCACCAACTGGTAAAGTTATAGTTGGTATACAGTTTTTAGATGACACTAACTTGTCAGCTTTAGTGTCTGATAAGTCTCAACAGTCCTCTACTCCAAAAGCTGGCGAACCAGGTTTTATAGGAATAGAAACAGCAGTTGCTAACGTTAATGGTAGTGGCTCTGACGCTGTAGATTCTAGTCAAATTTTTCCAGCTGGTATGACTATATACGGTAGATGGACTAGTGTTACTTTAAGTGCTGAAGCTTCTACTGGTGGTATAATCTGTTACTTTGGTGAATAATGTTAGGTATATCTTCTGGATTATCTAAAGGAGCTTCAGCTTTAAAAAGTATAGTTAAATCAGGTTTAATAGCTTGGTATAGGTCGGATAGCATTCAAGCGCCACTAGGTGAAGAGGAAATTGCTAATAACAGTTTTGTTTCTAGTGATAATTGGACTGCTGGTACTGGTTGGGTTATTGCTAATGGCGTAGCTACACACACAGGTTCTACAGGTAATTTAGAGTCTGATCAATTACTAGTTTCAGGTAAAAAGTATCAAGCTACAGTTGTTGTAGATTCAATAGCTGATAATAGTTGCAATTTATTTAACTCATCTGACTCAACAACGTACGACAATACGATAACATCAGCAGGTACTCACGTTGTGGAATTTACGGCTACTCACGCTACCAGCAAAATAGCTTTAAGAACTGCTTCTTCAAATTTAGTTGTATCTAGTTTTTCAGTAAGAGAAATAACAAACTCTGTTAGAGATTACTCTAATAACTCCTACAACGCTACTATGCACTCTGGTACAGCTTTAGAATTTGTAGCTAGTGAGAGTGACAAGATAGACTTTGGTAACCCAGGTTATAATTTAAAGACTGTAGCTTTCTGGATTCAAGTAGCTGATGTTACTAGTAACGAAGAGCCTATAATGGAGTTTAAAACTTCTAACGGTATAAGCTCAGATAACGGGACTATAACTACAGCGGGTACTTGGACTGGTAAAAAAATATATGTTGATGGCGTAGAAGCTTCATCTATAACTGCTGGCGCTTGGCATAGAGTTGTGTTAACTACAACAGCTGCTATAGTAGTTGATGACTTCGTTGTTGGTTATGATGATAGTACTTACGGTGATTTTAAAATAGCAAACCTTCAAATATACGATGTAGTTTGGGATAGCTCAGATGTAACGTATGACTACAATAACCCGCATAAAGATGTTTTTCAAAATGGCACAACATCTATACTAACTTCTAATTGTAAAGCTTTATATAGATTTAATGAGGGAGCTGGAACTAGGGTGTATAATTCCGCTCCAGTTTTAAGCGAAGAACTATTAACTGGTAATATAAGTTTATCTGGTGGTGATACAACTGGGTTTGATTTGATAGGTAATCCTATAATAAACAACGCAGGGTCTACAGATGATTTTTTAGATATAACATCAAGCTCATCTCCTGTGTCAAATAAATTAGTAGAGCAAACAATCACTACTGAGGTTGGCCAATTATATGTTTTTGAGTTTGAGTTAGTAAGTAGTCAAATACCTGGTGAAACAGCTACTACAGTTGCTGTTGTTGCTCAATCTGGACAACAAGATGGTATAGAAGGTTATACTAACGTACCTGGAGTAAAACAACTAGTATTTGAAGCTGCAGCAACTAGCACCACTATGTCCATTAGAAACGGTGATTCTAACCTTAGAGTACGTATTAAAAACTTGTCTGCTAAAAAAATAACACTATCAAACAACTACGCTGTAACTGGTGCAGCTTTTGTTAAAACCCAAACCCATATACCTCAGCTCGCCGCGTTATCATATTCTAAAAAACTTATATTTACAGATGATAGCGTAGATATAGATGTAGGCGCTCAATCAATAGCTGATAATCAAGCTTTCTCTGTTTCTTTTTGGTACGCTCAAACTGCTGACTCTACATCACACAACTATATATTAGCTAAGCACGAGAGTACAGAGGATTATATAAGAATTTATCATCAAAACACCCATATAGAATTTAGAGTTGGTAATGGAACAATAATAACTTTCGATATACCTGATTTAACTGATTTTAAACTTAGTCATATAGTACTCACTAGAGCTTCAGGTAGTGACCCTGAAACTAATGTTTATGTTAATGGGGTTTTAGAAGGTACAGACAGTAGTACCAATGCAGGTGGTGTATTTGAATATCAACAAATTTCAGGAGCAATAGGTAGTGGTGGTACAGCTAATGCTGGTACTTTCTTTTTAGATGAATTAGCAATATTAAATAAAGAACTTAGCATCACGGAAGTTAGAGAGATATTCAACGCTGGAAATGCTTTAAACGTTAGAGATCATAGTGCATCTTCTAATTTGATAGGTTACTGGAGAAATAATGGCGCAGACACTTGGCATGATTTGTCTACTAATAGTAATGACGGTACTGTCAACGGCACGCCAACAACAATAAAACTTCAAGAAGTTCCTTATTTTAAGAAAGATGTTTTAGGTTTACCAATGAATAGGGTTAGGCAAAGAGGTTTAAACTTTGAAGAAGGCGCCGCTCGAACAGATAAGATACAAAGGGATAATGCTGGTGCTATAACTCTTGAAGCTTGGGTGTACCCTTACCGTGAAGGTACTACTAATCAAGCTGTTATAGGTACTAGTGGGACTCAATACTTACTATACAGACCACTTAGTTCTAACTATTATAGGCTTTATATAAATGGCGGTACTCCTGATGACGACATGGCAGCTCAAACTTCTAATTTAGCGCTTAGGCAATGGCATCATATAGTGGCTGTCTACGACAAAACTTTAACTAATGAACAGAATATATATGTAAACGGTGTTAGTAATAATACCCACGCTAACGCTGACGCAGATGGTTTTTCTAACCCTGTAAACGGTGCAATAAATGCAGATGTTGCAACTACTGATAGTTATACTTCTATAGGTGAGTATGGGAGCATGGGTAATTTTTATGGTGGTATTATAGATGATGTTAAAATATATGATAGACGTTTAACTATTGAAGAAATTAAAAGAAATTATAGAGCAACCAAAAGAGGTCACACTGATAATACTTCGCTTTGGTCTGATGATTTTAATCAAATGTTAGTATAATGGAAATATTTAAAAACGACAACAATTGGAACGAAAAAGCTGTAGTAGGTTTTATAGCTTTTGCAGTTATGTGTATGATAATGGTTGCTGACCTAGTCACTGGTTGGGTAGGTCAAGACTTAGTAATTAATGAGTATGTATACAACTCATTTGTTTGGGTTGTACTTGGTTGCTTCGGTATATCAGGTGTAGAAAAGTTTGCTAAAAAATAATATTATGGGAAGAAAATTAAGTTGGAAATGGGGTGGTAAAACATACTCTGGTCCTGAAATACCATCAATGGAAACAAGTACGCATAAGTTTGCTAGAACTCACAATGGCAAAATTAAAAAGATTAGAAAAAAAGGTAAATAATGAGTTATCAAAGAACTGGTAAGGTAGGTTCTGGTGATGCAGCTTATGAAAAAAGAAATCGTGAGATGCGAGCTGAACATAAAAGAGATACAGGTAAAACTTTAGGTAAAAGACTCACTAAAGGTGTTGATCCTAGAAGAGTTAGCTTTGCTTGCAGATTTGCTGGTATGAAAGGTCCTATGAAAAAACCAAACGGAGAGCCTACTAATAAAGCTAGAGCATTAAAAAAATGGGGGTTTGGTAGCGTTGAAGCTGCCGCAAATTTTTGTAGAAAACACAAGAAGTCTTAGAATGAAAAAACTTGTTTATTTATTTTTATTAATTAGTTTAACAGCTAACTCGCAAGACAGTATATTATATGACTGTGTAGGTAATGACGTTACGGAAGTAATGGATTGGGTTGGTGATGGATTTTCTTTCTC